AGACTCAACTGTTGTATAATAGTTAGAGTAAGGAGAGAAATATGAAAACGATTATTCTACTCGGTCGTGGGACCGAAGGCTGCGGCGTTACACAATGTGCTATTCAAATGCAAAAAGTAACCGGAGCCACAATCCTTTCAGCAAACGATAAGAAATGGGGTAGAGCCAAAGGCCTCGATCTTGAGCAGATAGAAATGTCTGTCGGTAAAGAATGGCAACAAATGGCTGAGCTAATCAACCAGCACGATTTGTGTATCGTGTATTCTATTCCATCAAAATCTCATCCTCAAGATTGCCAAGATAACTTTCTCAATCTATTGGCAGCAATTCACATTCAAAAAGCATTTATTAATGTAGACCATAAGGCAGCATCAATTGCGCGTAATGCTAATCTTAAAGAAGTCTGTATGAATATGAATGTGATCATGACTCATAGTCTCGAGAATGATTTCTGTAAATTTATGAAGAAAAATAAAATTCCTCTTCAGCCAAAGAAGATGGGACTTGGTTTTGATTATGATGGACACCGTGCTAAGTACTGGAAACCAATCGAAGAAACATATGAAGAATATGTACGTTGGATTGGTCGTACGGCTATGTGGAAAGGTCCAGCTCTCATGATTGATTATCACCAAGATGCACTGATGGATGCAGGATTTATCACAGTCCTTGAAGGATTGGAAGCTTCTATTCAGTATCCTTTGGTGCTCTATCGAGACAATAAGAATGAGAATCCCACAGATCGTCGTAAGGTTGTAAATTACTTTCGGCCAGAAAAACAACACGGCGAAACAGAAAAGTTTAGAGAAGATATGTATGGTACAGAAGAAGCTGGCCAAGGTGCATATCTCTATCCACAATATACAAATCATGACTGTATGCAACGCTTAGCTAAGTCAGGATTTGGCGCAGATTTGTATCACCTTAAAGCAGAAACATATGGAAATAATATTGAGAACTGCCATGCTGAGATTATTGCATGCGGCGCAATTCCAATTTTCCATAAACACTTCTGTGATAACGTCATACATAGAGTACAGGGTAAGCCGGTATCCCAATGTTCAAATACTGGCACAATCGGTCTAGACTATTCTAACTTCGAAGAATGTAAAGAAGTCATGATCAAACTTAAAAACGATCCTGCTATGAGAGATGATTGGCGTGAAATGGCGTTTGAGTTTTGGAAGCAACACTCCGATGGTGAGATGGTTGTGAATGAAATTATAGAATTGGCCACAAGCGACGAGCACCAACCACAAGGACTAGAGGAGTTTTTCGGATGAAAACTATTTTTATCACCGGTATTGCCGGAATGATTGGCTTCCACTCAGCCAAGAAATTTAAAGAATTGGGGTGGAATGTAACAGGAGTTGATAACTTCAATGACTATTACGATGTTAAATTGAAACATGCACGTGAAGCAATGCTAAATGGTATTGGAATTGACGTGATTCATGCTGATATTCAAGATACAGATGAATTTGAAGAAGTCATTAAAGATGCTGATGTAATGTTGCACCTTGCAGCATATGCAAATCCTCGTCATTCATTTGAAGAGCCACAGCATTATATCGATACAAATATCACAGGCACTCAGCGTTTGATTGAAGCAGCACAAGAATATAACACTCCAGTCGTGTATGCTTCGAGCTCATGTGTTATGCATGGACAGCCATTGCCTTGGAATGAGCATGATCGTCCTGCTCACCAGAATAATGCTTATGGCTGGTCAAAGCGTGCGAATGAATGTCAGTTCATGCATTCACGAATTAGTCGTACTACGGGTCTTCGTTTCTTTACTGTCTATGGTCCATATGGTCGACCAGACATGGCGCTGTTTAAATTTACAGATGCTATCATTAATGACAATGCACTTACTCTATACAATTTCGGCGATATGAAACGTGACTTTACATATGTCGATGATATTGTACAGGGCATTGTTCTTGTCACTGATGATATTCTAGAACCATCTGGTACAAGTGACGGAACTCGTCATGAGATCTATAATATTGGATACGGCGAACAAGTTCAACTCATGGATTTTGTACATGAAATTGAGAAGAATCTTGGTCGTAAAGGGCGATACGATATGGTTCCTGCTCATCCAGCCGACACACCAGAAACTTGGTCTGATACAACTAAACTACAAAAACTTGGATATAAACCGACTACTCCTATTGCTGACGGCGTAGAGAAGTTTGTCACTTGGTATAAGGAATACTATAATGTCAATTAATATCGCAATCATTGGACACGGATATGTAGGGAAAGCGGTTGATCATGGCTTTTCCACTTCACAAGTTGTAAAGCATATCATTGATCCTATTTACAATAATAGTCTTAGTGACATTAAAGGAAAATTAAGACTTGACGCTGCATTTGTTTGTGTGCCAACTCCATTTGGCCAAGACGGAAGCATTGATTCTTCGATTGTAGAACAGGTAGTAGGAGAATTGCAAAACTTTACATGTCCTATTATTATCAAATCAACTGTGACACCGGATGTAGTTCAGAGACTTAGCGAAAATTCTGATGTGGTTTACAATCCTGAATTTCTAACCGAAAAGAATCACCTCGATGATTTTATTAATCCACCTATGCATATTTTTGGTGGTAATCCTCTCATTACGCGGCGTGTACAAGATTTATATGAGAAGTATAGTCAATGTAAACCGTGTCCAGTTATGCATATGACAGCGATGGAAGCATCATTTGTAAAGTACGGCATTAATTGTTTCTTAGCCACAAAGGTTCTGTGGTTCAATCAATTTAAAGATCTTATTGATCAAACGAGTTCTAAATATAATGTGATTGTCAATGCTATTGGATCTGATCCACGTATCGGTCATTCTCATACTCAAGTGCCGGGACCAGACGGTCGTAAAGGTTTTGGTGGAGCTTGTTTCCCGAAAGACACAAATGCTTTCTCTGCGTACGCGCGCGGAGAGTTTAGAGTTCTTGACGAGGTCATTAAACTGAATAATACATATAGAAAACAATATGAATTAGATGACCGCGAAAAAGAACAAAAGGTAAATTATGGCTAATTATGCGAGTATCGTTCCACTGATCGGTGGCGAAACAATAGCAATGCAAAATGTATTCGGGTCTCGGCCCGAGTACATTCTGTCATATGATGGATTTCAAAACAATGATAGTCACTTATTGGAGTATTATAAAAGAGAAGTTCCCTACCATCTTATCGAAGACGGTAAGCTTCCTGATGTTAAGCCTGTTGATGTTATTAACACTGTCTGCCCTTGTGCTGGGCTTAGTAGTCTTAGTGTCACAAGCTCTTCTGATGCTGCTGCTAATGATTGGATGCGTACCAGTGCTGAGCATGTATTGGGTACTCTCTCACCCAAAGTTTTTTGGGGAGAAAACGCACCACGACTTGCTAGCAAGATGGGAGAGCCGGTTGTTCGAGATCTTCGAGAAATCGGACAAAAATATGGATACACTTTTAGCATTTATAAAACAAAAAGTATCTTACATGGACTTTCACAGGTAAGAGATAGAACATTTTATTTTTTCTGGAAGGGCGGAAAAGTACCGCAATTTGAATATATAAAACGTGAACATGAAACTATCGAGGATACGATACGTTCCGTGAAACGGGATCAAGATGATCCGATGAATGTCCTTGTGACTAGTTCTGTTCCGTCTAAAGATCCGTATTATCGATACGCCCTCGAAGAAATTGAGGGTGGTATTTCTCATAGCCAATTTCAAGACAAGATTGAAAAGAGCTATGATGTTAAACACTATATCGAAGATAGTGGTGTTACATACGATAAAGTATCGGAATGGATGAAAAATAACGGATTCGAAAAGCAATCCGTTCGTTGCATGGATATGTATCATAAATTGAAGAATGGTGGAAACATTATGCGCCGTGGTGTCAATATACCGAAAGGTTATATTGGAGCTTTTGTTGGTGCTTATCCTATGACACTCACTCATCCTGACGAAGATCGTTTCCTTACAATTCGTGAATGTCTATCAATCATGAAACTGCCTAGCGATTTTATTCTTCAGGGCGGTGTCAAAAATATCAATCACATCTGTCAGAATGTTCCTGTCACGACAGCACAGGACATGGCTGATCACGTTCTTAAGTTCGTAGAAGGTCGGCTAGATAATCAAATGATTGAGACGGATTATCTTGTGCAGGATAATAAAACACAGACGCTCGAATATAAAAAAGAGAGTGTACAACTTGACTCATTTATGGTATAATAGTCAAGTTATTTCAGGAGAGAATATATGAGTATTATGGATAAACTGAAGAAGAATAGTAAGGTCAAAGAGACTTCTATTCTTGCTGATTCTAAATTCTTTACCGAAAAAGATATGGTAAAGACCGAAGTGCCAATGATTAACGTGGCTCTATCGGGTTCCGTGGATGGCGGACTTGCGCCAGGACTTACAGTACTAGCTGGCCCATCCAAACATTTTAAAACCTCATTCGCTTTGATCATGGCTTCGGCATATCTTAAAGAATATAAAGATGCTGTGTTACTTTTCTATGATTCAGAATTTGGTTCACCTCAATCTTACTTTGAAAACTTTGGTATTGATACAACTCGTGTTCTTCATACTCCTATTACAAATGTAGAGGAATTGAAGTTTGATTTGATCGCACAGCTTGAAGGACTCGATCGTGGTGATAAAGTTGTTGTGGTTATTGATTCAGTCGGTAACCTCGCTTCAAAGAAAGAATTGGAAGACGCAATCAATGAAAAGTCTGTAGCCGATATGTCAAGAGCAAAAGCTCTTAAGGGCTTATTCCGCATGACTACACCGTATCTGAATATGAAAGATATTCCGCTGATTGCTGTTAACCATACATATATGGAGATTGGATTATTTCCAAAAGCAGTGGTGTCGGGTGGTACTGGCATCTATTATTCAGCAGATAATATTTGGATTCTTGGTCGTCAACAAGATAAGCAGGGGACTGAGATCAAAGGTTATCATTTCGTGATTAATGTGGAGAAATCGCGTTATGTTAAAGAAAAGTCTAAGATTCCCATTAGTGTTAGCTGGGAAGGTGGAGTACAAAGGTGGTCTGGCCTGCTTGATGTTGCTTTGCAAGGTCAATATGTGGCTAAGCCGTCTAATGGTTGGTATTCGCGTGTTGACCGAGAAACTGGCGAATTACTTGACACAAAAGTACGAGAAGCCGCGACACTAGAAGAAGCATTCTGGAAACCAATCTTCGAAGAAACCGATTTCAAAGATTATCTCAAGAATCGTTTTTCTATCTTAAATGAAAAAGGAATTGAAGAAAATGTCGATTGATCTAATCGAATTAAAAGATTACGAATTGATTCCAGCTGAAGATGATGAACAGGCTTGGGCTGTACGAATTCTAAGTGGAGACTTTGTCGAAACTGTTATTCGGTATGGAGCAATCAGCTTTAATGAAGCTGAAGAAGGTGTGATGACATTTAACTTTGCTGTCATTTCTTCGCCAGATCCAGAATTGACTACAGAAGATGTAGGTCTTCAAGAATATGCTGGAGATCTATTGCAAGCTATTATTCGTGATGGCATTGAATCAGGTTCAGTGATGACAAAGGAGAGAGAAAATGAGTAAAGTTTCTGATATTGATCGAATTATTATGTTAATGGAAGAGATTGCATATGCACAATCTCAAT